ATATTGGCGACACGATTAGCGTAGAAAAAACGTTCCCTAGCGGTGCCGGCACAACCCAATTAGCGCAAGAGCTGTCAGTTGAGGGCATCGAGCATCGGCTGGATTTCAGCACAGGCCACAGCGTCCTATACAGCACCGCGCCAACCACGATCGTGTTTGAGTTGATATTGGATGACGCGCTATATGGCACCATTGACACTACAAATGCTTTAGGATAGGAGCACTTATGGCAACAAGGCAAGACTTCACCGCAGGACAAATACTCCTCGCAGCAGAATTAGACGCAATGGCTACGGCCATGATCGCGCTAAACGCCCAGACTGGCACGTCTTACACAACAGTTTTAGGCGATGACGGCAAACTAATTACTTGCGATAACGGTTCACCAATCACGCTAACTATTCCACCAAACGGAACTGTCGCTTATGGAATAGGTACACAGCTCAACATCATGCAACTGGGCGAAGGAGTGGTAACAATCACCGCTGGCGCTGGCGTAACTTTGCGATCAAATGGAAGCAAACTTAAAACTAACGGCCAATATGCGGTTGCTACTTGTTGCAAAATTGCGACCGACACATGGGTCGTTATTGGCAACTTGGCTTTGTAATTATGCAAATTTTGGCTGGCGTAGGCGCGCCATTACCAGCACCAACGGCTGTTGAATATCTTGTTATTGCTGGCGGTGGCGGTGGTTCATCGGGAAGCAACCAAACAATCGGTGGCGGCGGTGGCGGTGCCGGCGGATATCGAACAGCAACGGGTTTTAGCATTGGAGCATCATTTACGGTAACTATTGGCGCTGGTGGTGCTGGTGGTAACTCTGGTGGAAGTGGTGGTTCATCGGGTTCTAATTCTGTTTTCAGCACGATCACATCAAATGGTGGTGGCAACGGCGGAACACAATCAAATAGCGGTTCAACTGGTGGTTCAGGCGGTGGCGGTGGCGGTGGTTCGGCTAACGCAGGGTCGGCTGGAACTGCTGGACAAGGTTTTGCTGGCGGTACTGCTGGTAGTGGTGGCACTTCTGGCGGCGGCGGTGGCGGTGGTGCATCAGCAATTGGCGGCAACGGAACGAATGGTGGAGATGGTGGCGCGGGCGGTGCTGGTTCAGCATCAAGCATCACAGGTTCTTCTGTAAGTCGTGGCGGTGGCGGTGGTGGTGGTAAAGGCGCAGGCGCTTATGGAACGGCAACTGCAGGCGGTGGTTCAAACGCAGTTGGAACAGCCAACACAGGTGGCGGCGGTAGTGGAAACGTAACTGGCATTGCAGCATTTGCTGGCGGTTCGGGACTTGTAGTTATTAGTTATGCAGACACTTTTGCCGACATCACATCAATTGATGGCGGTCTTACTTATGCAAGAACAGTTACAGGCGGAAAAAAGATTTATCAATTTACGGCAGGAACAGGAACGGTGACAGTATGACCGTTGCTTACTACGCGTTCCTTGACGAAAATAGTTACGTTACCGAAGTAATACCGGGCAAAGCAGGTTTAATTGACGGCGAAAAAGCAGAGATTTGGTATGGCAACTATCGAGGCCAAAAGTGTGTACGCACCTATTACAACGGCACAGACTATGCCGGAATTGGCTACTTTTATGACGAAACTTCTAAAGAGTTTATTCCGCCGCCAGAACCCGAACCATTAGAGCAATGAAATGGCGTCCTTTAGTCGGTTACGCGCTATTAGTCGTAGTGGTTGCTTGGGCGGTATCTAGTTGCGGTTATGACGGGTCATATCGTTACCCATGCCAAGACCCAGCCAACTGGCAGAAGCCTGAATGCGAACCACCGATCTGCAACCCATCTGGAACGTGCACAAGAGATTTGATTTATGAGACCACGCCTTAAGCCCGAGGAGCTCCACGCTCGACTAATCGTTGTTGTCGGCATCATCCTTGCCAGCGTGTTTGCCATCACCGTTCTTGGCTTTGTCTATGCGCTCATGTTTGTAACCCAACCGATCGGTCATCAAAGCCCAAACGACTCCGCATTTATAGACCTGCTATCAACCTTGACCGTTTTTATGACCGGCACGTTGTCAGGTTTAGTGGCCTCAAACGGACTAAAGTCAAAAGCGAAAGAAGGAGCCAAAGATGTTGAAGCCTAAAGACAAAGCCCTACTTGCCTCATACGGTCGCTCGGTCATCGCAGCGGTCATCGCGGTTTACTCAACAGGCAACACAGACCCAGCCGATCTAGGCAAAGCAGCGCTTGCCGCGCTTGTGCCAGTTCTCATCCGATATGTGAACCCTAAAGACCTGGCATTTGGTCGTGGCAATAGCCAAAGCTAAAGCAGGCGTGCCTAACGCACGCGATTACATAGGCAACGCGGACGGTGCATCACCAGCGCCACGTGCCGGCATGAACGAATGGATCAAGCAAGCGATCGCCGCATCAAATGGCGCGCTGTGGAATAACGGTTCTTGGGGTCAACGTGACATGCGCGGAAAGCCAGGTTCATTGTCGGTGCACGCAACTGGCAGAGCTGTTGATCTGTCGTATCGCAGGAGCGAAAAGAACCCAAAAGCAGGCCGTAAAGAAGCGCTTGTCTTTATTGACAAACTGGTTGCTAATGCCAACGATCTTGGTCTGCAATGTATTTTGGATTACTACCCAGAACCACAAGGTCGAGCATGGCGTTGCGATCGGTACGCATGGCTCAAATATGACAAGCCAACAATTCACGGCGCACCAGGTGGCGACTGGTTCCACATTGAGATCACACCACAGGCCGCAGATTCGGTGATCTTTGTAAAAGCCGCATTCTTAAAGGTGTTTGGGGAAATCCCACCTAAGGCTTGATCTATGTTCTAGGGTCGGAGTACCGACAAAAGGACAGGCAATGACTGACCCACAGATCTTTGATTACAGCGTCTATACAGGAGTGATGGACAACGGCCAAGAAATCTTGGTTCAGATCTTTACTAACCCAGAATCGGGCAAGTTCCTTATGGGACAAATTGCATTCAGATCGCACGTTTCATCATGGGGCGTGCCCATACCTTTGGAGAAACGATGAACTATTTTGCAGAGAAATTGATAGGGCTAGTACTTTGTACGGTTTTTGGCTTTACGGTCGCTGTGGGGGCTCCTGACGCGTCTGGCACCCCGTCTAGCACCATTGCCCTAGCGCCCTATCTGATAGAGCCAAGCACCACGACGTCCAGCACATCATCCACGATTTACATTGACCCGTACAGCTCGGCTTGTGAGCAGTTCAGCGCGCTTGCCGTCAACCTTGGCTGGCCTGCAGATCAACGCACCGTGCTCGAATCTGTGATGTGGCGTGAATCAAATTGCACACCAAACGCATACAACAGCAAAGACCCAAACGGTGGGTCGCGCGGACTAATGCAGATCAACGGATTCTGGACACCATGGCTTACTGATGCCGGCATTATCACCGAAGCAGAAAACTTGTTACAGGCTGATGTTAATTTGCGCGCAGCGTTAGCGATTTACAACTACGGCGTTGACAAACACGGTTACGGCTGGGGGCCATGGAGTGCAACAAGATGAGTGAAGGTGTGGCATGGAATCAAGGCGAACTATCAGAAGAAACCCGACGAATGGTAATGGAGCAAATGATGACAACTAAACACGACATGGCAATCTTTAATTTGATTAACGAAATTGCAGACATAAGCACTAATCCGCACGCAAGCATCATTCAGCGTCTTAAAGGCATGAAGAACTCGTTGTCATTAGAAGAACCGATGCCATTGCATGATGTGACTACACTTGATTTAGCAATCAAAGCACTACAAGCACATTCCTAACCGACAAAGGACATTCCGACAATGAAAACCTGCACGATTTGCAAAGAAACAATCGCCTACCCAGAGATAACAGGCAAAACACATTTCGTCTGTGATGGCCGTGTGCCGGCACGAAAAAACGCCCCATTTATTGAAGGCATGTTGGCATCACAGTCATCAGCTGATGCGCGCTGGACAAAACCTGAACAAAACGAAGTTGACGCTGCCATTGTGCACGTTGCGCGGACTAAAGGCTTTTTCACATCTGACGACATTTGGAAGCACCTGGGCGATCAGTTCCCTGTTACAAAGGGCATTGCTGGACGGCTTAACGCTGCCGCTCGACGTGGCATCATCCGCAACACAGGCGAACTGGCTTACGCCCAGCGCGGTGGCGCGCATGACCATGCACAACGCTTATCTGTGTGGGCAGGCATCTGATGGGCTTTGACCTAAGCAACTACGAAACCGTAGAACAGCGTCTAGTTAGGTTCTGGGCTGCATATCCAAACGGGCGCGTATATACGTCCATGATGAACTACACAGGCGATGCATGCGTGTTCTACTGCGAACTGTACGCCGACAAGGACGACAAGGTGCCAGTCGCTACGGGATACGCCGAAGAAATCAAATCTGATCGTGGGGTTAACGCAACCTCATTTGTAGAAAACTGTGAGACCAGCGCCATTGGTCGCGCTATTGCCAACTGCCCGCTGCAGGCTCCTGCTAGTGGCCCCAGGCCGTCACGCAATGAGATGCAAAAGGTCGAGCGCCTAACCACATCACCGCAACCGCAAGTGCACACACCCTCTGGCGCATTTGCCACACCTAAGCAAATTGGCTACATCAAGAAACTAGCCAAGGACAAAGGCATGGACGATCTTGCATTACTGGAGATGATTCAACTCAACCTAAACGATGACAGCGCCGTATTGGAGCTGTTGAAATCACACGAAGCAAGCAAAATCATTGAGAGGCTCAAATGACATTAGAAGAATTGATTAGCGCGGTAGAACGGCTACAAGCCCTGTATCCACAAATAACAAAAGAGCAGAATGAAGCCGAACAAAAAATCAGGTGGGCAATAAATCACCTTGCTGACAAGATTTGGACGGCATCGCTGTAGTGAAGTTAGACCCCAAGATCAGCGAAGCCGACTTCAAGGACATGGTGATCAGCGTCGCCAAACGTTACGGCTGGTTAGTGCATCACGATCTGCCGGCACAGAACACTCGAGGACGCTGGATGACAAACGTGCAAGGCGATGTGGGATTTCCTGATCTGTTCATGGTGCACCCATTCCAAGGCGGTCGGCCGCTGGTCATTGAGTTAAAGGCAGAGAAGGGTAAGACAACACCTGGTCAAAAGGTTTGGTTGAAAGCGTGTGAGTTGGCTGGATGTCATGCAGCGGTTTGGAAGCCAAGTGACATGGAGTACATTCTCTACACCTTGAGCAACCCCAGAGCATAAACAATCGGCTAGTAGCACGACCTAAGCCATTCGCACGGCAGTTGGTGACACTCGGTAACGAGGGTAGATCGGCGCGCCCTTAATCATGCAAGACGAAATGAGCGAGGCAAAGCGCCGAGGCGAGCTGTAAACATAATCAGCTTAATGCAATTGGGTACCAGGATGGGCAATCTGGTGGGTGGAGCATTCACACATCTCTTGACCTGCAGATGACATACAGTTAACAAACAAAGAAAGCACCGACATGAACCCGACAACAAACAACACTCAACACAAACAAGAGCAAGGCGCTTGCGCCGCGCTAGCACAAGCCGAAGGCGCGTGAGATGACACGTCAACGCACAGAACATGACACACCGATCTACAAACAAGCAAGAGCAGAACTACTGCGCGACAACCCAACATGCCATTGGTGCCGACGCAACCCTGCAACCGAACTTGATCACCTCGTTGAGAGCGACCGCGAAGGCACACTCGAAGATGGCTACGTCGCCAGTTGCAAGCCCTGCAATGCAGCAAGAGGGGCAACATACCGAAACAAAAAACTAGCTAACGCAAAACAAAACAGGGAAAAAGCAATCAACGATTTTTTATACGCGGATGGACTGACCCCGAGCCCCATGCTTCTCTTTGTCGCCAACAGCCCAGATCAGCCTGAACCAGCGCCAACTGGCCATGATCAGCCGAGACTGGAAACGATCATCCCAAACCATGCCGGCTCACTAGCTGGGCTTGTGGGGGACATGGCTAAGAAGGTGCTGCAGATAGACCTGATGCCGTGGCAACTGCATGCTCTTGAGGGGATGCTTGCGGTTGACGCTGATAACAAGTTTGTGCATCGCTCGAGCCTTGTGTCGGTTGCGCGTCAGAACGGTAAGACCACAATCATCCAGGCGCTCATCTTGTTTTGGCTTGTGGAGATGCCCAAGATACGAGGACAAAAGCAGACTATTGTTTCGGGCGCGCACAGACTTGACCTTGCATGTTTGTTGTTTGATGATTTGGCACCAATCCTTGAGGAGTACTACGGCGCAAAAATTGTCAAGTCTTACGGCCGTTATCAGGCCACCATGCCAGACGGCAGCAAATGGTGGGTCAAAGCATTAAAGCCAAACCAAGGTCACGGTATGTCAATTGATTTGGTCGTGGTGGACGAGTTGTTTGACGTCAACCCCGATTCCGTGGAAGGCGGTCTCCTGCCGGCACAGCGCGCACGCAAAAATCCTTTGGCGTGTTTCTTCAGCACAGCTGGCACCGAGGAATCTGTACTTTTCCAAAGGTGGCGAGAGGCGGGCATTCGAGCAATTGACAAAGGCGAACCGTCCACGATGTACATGGCGGAATGGTCGCCTGACCCAAGCCTTGACCCGTTGCACCCAGCGTCATGGGCGTGGGGTAATCCTGCACTCGGTCACACGTTGGACATGGACACAATTAGGCAAGAATCCACCAACCCTGATCGGGCGTCGTTTTTGCGCGCATCCCTCAACCTGTGGGTGAGTGTCGTGCGCGGATGGATTGAGCCTGGTCGCTGGCCGTCCTTGGAATACCACGGTGAGGTGCCTAGCGGTGGGGTCGTGGCTATTGAGTCGTCGCTGGATGACTCCCGATACAGCGCGACCAGATGCGTCAACCTGTCAGACGGTCGAGTGCTTGTCACCGTCGCATTTATTGCCGAGTCAATTACAGAGCTGTGGGACAACGTGCAAGAACTTGCCAAAGACCCGACGATCAGGTTTGCCTTATCGCCGACCGTGGACGCAACCTGCCCGCCAAACATTGAGCGCCGCAGGGTCGTGGTCGGTTACGCCGAACTTGGACGGTTTACACCGCTAGCCAAAAACATGATCGCCGAAGCGCGACTGTTACACACGGGAGAAAAACTGCTTGCCGAACATGTCCAGCGCGCTGTTGCTGTTCGCACCGACAACACGATCGTTCTGTCAAGCAAGCGATCACCTGGGCCAATCGAATTGGCGCGCACAATGGTCTGGGGTATCGGCATGTGTGCCCGTCCTGTCAACAGCGGAAAGCCCATGCTTGTCGCAGTAAATAACTAAGATAAACGCGGCGACCGCGCACCTTGCCTTTTGTCGGAATCGGATAAGTCATGCGCGGTTGCCACTTATATGACAAAGTAGGAACATGGCGATCTTTAACAAAACCAAAAAAGCAGCGATAAGCCCAGCGCCAAGCAAGGCGGCTGCGGCTGGCGGTTTCGCACCAGGTTATTCATCGTCAAATGTTGGCGTAAACATGATCGGCCAGTACTACACCTACCGCGAAGGCGAAGCGCGTAACGCGGCAATCAGCGTCCCAACGATCAACCGCGCTCGAGATTTGATGGCGTCTGTTATTGGCTCAATGCCATTGCGCTCATACAACGAGTTTTGGAACGGCGAAGAAATGGAACGCATTTACATCGCGCCCCGTTCATGGATGCGCCGACCAGACCCAACCGTGTCCGCGCAATTTCTCTTTAGTTGGACACTTGATGACCTCATGATGTTTGGCAGAGCGTTCTGGTACATCACATCGCGCACCGCTGACGGCTATCCAGCATCATTCACTCGACTACCTGCTGGTTCAATTACCACCACCGACATGGCTGGTCCTGTGTGGTTCGCTCCATCGTCACAGGTGTATTTTCAAGGCGGAGAAATTGACCCAGCAAATCTTGTGCAATTCTTGTCTCCAGCACAAGGTCTGATTTACTCGGCACCTGGCGCAATTGAAACCGCGCTTAAGTTAGAAGCTGCGCGCAACCGAAACGCATCGTCAAGCATTCCTGCCGGCGTACTCAAACAAACTGGTGGCGAACCACTTAGCGCGCAAGAACTTGCTGATTTGGCTAGCGCTTTTAATGCCGCTCGAGCAACTAACCAGACTGCAGCGCTTAACGAGTATTTGACATACACGGAAACAAACAGCACGCCAGACAAGATGCTTTTAATTGAAGCGTCGCAATATCAGGCGTTGGAAATGTCACGTCTTGCGAACGTGCCACCGTATTTGGTTGGCGTTGCTACTGGCGCCTACTCGTACCAATCATCACAACAAGCACGCGCCGATCTTTACTTGTTTGGCGTAAAACTGTATGCAGATGCAATTGCTGGCGCGCTGTCAATGGACAACGTGCTACCGCGCGGAACATACGTCGAGTTTGATGCAGATGAATACCTAGAAGAAAACTTTATGGCCGATCGCATGGACAATGAAGAAGTAGTTGTAAGAGAAAACACCCAAGAGGAGTTAGCACGATGATTAAGTTAATTGCAGGAGAGTTCACGGTTGACGCCGCAATCGGCGAAGCACCAAAGCGCACAATCTCTGGAACCGCAGTTCCATACAACGTGCCGGCAACAGTTTCGGATGGCACAGCTGTGATCTTTCGCCCAGGCTCATTGCCAGTCGAAGGAAAAGCGCCACGCCTGTTTATGTACCACGATGCCAGCCAACCAGTAGGCGTTGTCACCGAGCGCGTGGACACCGAAGAAGGCATGATGTTCAGCGCCAAGATCAGCGCAACGACGCTTGGCAATGACGCTTTAGTCATGGCCTTGGACGGCACCATTGACCAAGTATCGGTGGGCGTAAACCCAACCAAGTTCTCGTATGACGAAGAAGGCACAATGATCATTGAGTCAGCCGACTGGATGGAATTGTCCCTAGTTCCGATCGGCGCTTTTGGCGATGCCGCAAACATCACCAAAGTTGCAGCGAGTATCCACCAAGAGCCCGAAGAAGTAGTGTTAAATGAAGAAGTAGTCCCAGAACAGGAGATAGAACCCATGTCAGAAGTAACCGCACCAGCAGTTGAGGCAACAATCCCAACCGCACCAA